GGTGTCGCAGTAGCCGCGGGCGCGGGATGCTCGGCTGCAGTCGGGTGCGGCGCAGGTCGCGGCAGTCTCGGCGGATGTGCCGATGTCACGGGGCTTCGTCTTCATCTGCTGGCCTCCAGTCGTGCGGCCAGGGCGGTGCGCTGCGCCGGTGTGGTGCCGCCCCAGATGCCGTGGCGATACGTTTTGCCGTTGGCGGGTTCGGTGCGCATCGCCGTTGACAGGCAGTCGGTCCTGACGGGGCACGCGCTACAGGTGTCCAGGGCGGCGCGGTTGGCGTCGCTGCGACCCCACTGCATGTCGTCGGCGCGGTCGGTCCACGCGGCGGGTTCGAGGTCGGAGTCGGCGCAGGCCGCCCAGTGGTGCCAGGTCATGCCGGTGCATCTTCAAATAGGGCGATGTCCTCAACCTGTTCGTCGTCGAGGGACTTTAGGTTCTTGATTGCCTGCCGGTAGTACGACGGCTTCAGTTCGATGCCAACGCCGAAACGATCCGTCGCCACGGCCTCGTAAACTTCGGACCCGACGCCCATGAACGGCGTGAGCACGCGCTCACCGGGGTTCGACCACAGTTGCAACACTCGATGGATCACGTCGAGTTGGAGTGGGTGCATGTGCTTCTCGTCGTCTTCGTCCTTGGACTCACGGAATGGCAGCACCCGGCCGATTCGCACGTCGTCCCAGAATGCGGAGGCGTACTGTCTCCATATCCAGTGCGAGAACCTATTCTCGGTCTGCTTGCCCGTCCAGTTGCGGTACGGCAGCAGTTCGGCGGGCATCTGCCGCTCCCCCGCGTATTCGGTCAGTCCGGTGGGGTGCGCGATCGGAGTTGGGTTGTCGCCGCGCTTGCGGAATACCAGCAGGTAGTCGGCGCTGGCAACGCTGCACCGGCTGGAGTCGTCCACGATTGTCTTATGGGCGAGGTTCTTGGCGAGGGTTCGGTTGCGAACTCCGAGCGGCTCCTTCCAGACGTGATATCGGGCGATGTAATCGAATCCGTGCGGCTTGTGCGCTCGGATGATGTCGCCAGGGAAGTCCGTAAGGGCGTCCTTGCCGCTGTTCCCGGTGGGCACGTCCATGCAATGCACGGCGGTGATGCGACCGGGCATAGTCAGTCGGGACAGTTCCCCGATGATGTAGCGGTAGTGCTCGAAGAACTCGTCGTAGTCACGGGCGTTGGATAGGTCGCGCTCGCTGCTGCTGTAGTGGTACAGCCCGCCGAACGGCGGCGAGTACACCGACAGGTGTATCGACTCGGACGGGAACTGCGTCATCACGTCCATGCAGTCGGCGTTGTAAATGGCGTAGCGGTCGGTGATCAGTTGGTCATCCATGTTGGAACCTCCACAGTTTTCGGTGCGTACTTGCTGCGCTCCACGGTCAGAGCGGCGTTCATGTGGGTGATGAGTTGGTCGAACATCGCGTCGGCCTGCGCTGACTTGCGTTGCAGGTTGTCAAGCACCCGCGACTGGCCTTCGGTGGTGATCAGGTCGACGGTGACGGGTTGGGTCTGACCGAACCGCCACGACCGACGCACCGCCTGGTAGTACTGCTCGTAGGAATGCGAGGGGAAGAACGTCATGCGGTGGCAGTGCTGCCAGTTCAGCCCCCACGCGCCGATCTTCGGCTTCGTGACCAGGACTCGGACCTCACCCTTGGTGAACGCCATCAACTTCTCTTCTTTGGCTTCGGGTGAGTCAGATCCGGACACCTCCACCGCACCGTCGATCAGTCGGGCCAACTTGGACGACTCGGCGTTGAGGTGACACCACGCCACGCCACTGTCAACGTCTGCCAACACGTCAGCGGCGGTTTCGCACCGCTCGTCGATGGTGCGCCGCAACTCCTCGCGCTCTTCGGCCAACCCGAACGCGGGTGCGTCGAACAGCATGTCAGGGTGCGGGGTGCGGGCCTCGACCACATGCACCCGATGGTCAAGCGGCGGCAGGATGAACCCGTTGTCGTCGAATCCGTAGTCGGACGGGCGACGGATGGCCCTCGCCCACGATGACACCCACCGCCAGAACGGACCCTCCGCGTGGCCCTTGAATCGCCACTGCCGTTGTTCGTAGTTGCGCGGCGCGGCGTGCCCACGCCACTGTCCTTTGGTGTCGCTGGTGTTGTTGTTGTTGATAAAGAACCGATTGAGCATGTCCAGGTGCCCCAGCTCGCCCAGCGCCTCGGACGACGTGCCCAGTTCGATGTAGTCGTTGGGTGCGGCCGTCGCGGTGCCCAGTAGTCGGTATGGCATCCGGCGCAGGAACTCGGTCACCTGCGCTCGGCGCACACCGTCAAACGCTTTGATCGCACTGGACTCGTCGCACACCACGCCGGCGAAGTCGTCCGGATTGAACTTGTCGATACGTTCGTAGTTGGTGATCGTGATCGACGCCGGCGTCGATCCGTTGCGGGACACGGCAGCGTCGGCGCCGAACTTCTGCGCCTCCTGCTCGATCTGGAATCCGACCGCCAACGGCGTGACCAGTAGAACCGGCTTGCCGGTGTGCTTGTGGACGTTCTGCGCCCACACCAACTCCATCGGGGTCTTGCCCATGCCGCAGTCGGCGAACAGCGCCCCACGTCCCTGCCGGATCGCCCAATCGACCATATACCGCTGAAAGCCGAACAGGTAGTCGGGAATGTCGTAAGGCTCGAACCCGCCCGCGGAGTCGAGCTGCGTTTTGCTGTGCAGGAATGATGCGTAGTCGTTCATAGTGCCTCCAGCCAGGCGACCGCGACCGCGGCAACCTGGATCAGTTCGGTGCGTAGTTGGTCGATGTCGGTGTCAAGCACGGCGCGGGATACTTCGCCGCATTCCTCGGCGAGTACCGCGGCCTTTACGGTGATGGCGACGTCAGGACTTGAGCAGTCACCGACGCCCCACTCGTGTGTGCCGCCCCATTTGGCGTGCTGTTCGCGGCGTTCGTGCTCGATGCGTTCGTAGATGTCGGTGCGGATCATCGGTTGCCGTCCAGCAGTTGCAGCGCCAGCAGAGCTTGGGCGGGGACGACCCCGTTGCCGAGCGCCTTCAGTTGTGCGCTGCGGGGGATGTCGACGCCGGTGACCAAGCCGTCGGGAAGACCTTGCATCCACTCGACGAACCGCGGCGACAGGCGCGGCCGTCCGTTCTGGCCGGGTTCCGTGGGCGGCGGTGCGGGCCGTCCCAACACCTGCTCCCAGCGGCGGATCGCGGCGGTGTACGGGCCGAAGTCGACGGCGACCGCACCCGGCAGGCAGGTGGTGTCGTCGCGCTGGTTGCGGCCCTTCCAGTCGCGGCTCGTCGGCGTCGGCAGCAGTGTGGGCAGATCCCACAGGTTGGAGCCGTAGCCGTTGGCGTGGATGTCTGGTGTCGACCCGTGCTTCGCGGCCTGCGCGGTCGGCGTCGGCAGTAGTTGGCTCACGACACCGGGCAGCGCGTCGGCGACCCCGCGCCCGTTGCGCATCCCCGGCCCGCCGTTCGGGCCGTCGCTGGCCTTCGGCGTCGGCAGTAGCCGCTGAGCTTCGATCTCCAGGGACTTGCCGTGGCCGTTGCCGTTGCCGTGGCGGGCGCGCATGGCGTCCGTCCACTCGTCCCACGCCTGAGGCGTCTTGCCGCGGCCCATGTCGTTGACGGCGGGCGTCGGCAGCAGCGTCAGGTCAGGTCGGCCACCGCGTTCGGCAGGCTCTGATAGTCGGTCTGCGCCGACGGCAGGCCGCGGGAGTTGTCCGCGACCGGCGTCGGCAGCAGGTGTATCTCCTCGTTGAGGTTCCGCACCCCCGGCCCCGTGCGTGCCCTCATCGCCGCCACCTGCTCCGGCGTCTTGCCGGCGACCGCGTCGTGGGCCTGCGGCGTCGGTAGCAACGATGAACACACGGAGTCTGCCGTGGGGTGCGCCGGCGTCGGCTGCTCGTACACTTCCCCATTGCGCATCGAACCCCATTTCGGCCAGGTCTGCGAGTACGGCTCCAAGTGCCCGCAGATGGCCTGCTGGTTCGTCTCCCACACACCACGCGCACGGTTCCACGTCGCCGTCGGCGTGGGCGCTGAGTAGCCCTGCGACATTCTCGATCACAACCTTCCACGGGCGCAGCACGTCGATCGCGCGCGCCATCTCGAACCACAGCCCCGAGCGGGTGCCGTGGCGCACACCGGCACGCAGACCGGCGTGGCTCACGTCCTGGCAGGGGAAGCCGCCGGTGATGATGTCGACGGGTTCGACCTGCGCCCAGTCGACGGCGGTCACGTCGCCGTGATTGGGGATGTCGGGGTAGTGGCGTGCCAGCACCGCTGACGGGTGCTTGTCGAATTCGACGTTCCACGCGACCGAGGCGCCGTAGTGTGCGGCGACCGCCATGTCGAGGCCGCCGTAGCCGGAGAACAAGCTGCCGATCCTCATGCGTCCGCCCACGCCTTCGCCATGACCGACCAGTGCTCTAACGACACCCGCATCGGCCAGGGCGC